TGATGAACCAAGGAACAAGGAACCCAAACTTCCACCAATTTACTATACATTCTTCGATGAATTTAGTAAGTTCTTAGTTCCTTTGGCTTCTGTCGGAACCTTAGCACCGCTGAACCATGATGAAATGGCAGCTAAATTTAATCGACCATCTCAGAAAGCACTTATAGAGCAAGTCAAGACCACTATGCTCATGGTTGACCCCAAGGTAAAATCCTTCCAGAAAGCTGAAGCTTACCCAAAGATTGTACACCCACGCAATATTTCAACATTGCCAATGGATCATAATTTTAGTCTTGGACAATTCATGTATCCGTTCATGGATGCTATTCTCAAGACTAGCCATTGGTATGCGTTTGGTAAAACACCACGACAAATCAGCTACCTTATAAACGCAAAAGCACAGTTATCGAATTATGCTGTCCCAACTGATGCAGACAAATTAGATGGCTCAGTTAGAGCAGTTTTGCGTGACCTTTTTCTCACGTGTCTTTTGCGTGCGTATCCTCGAGAATATCATGAGGCAATACGCAGACTGGAAAACAAAGAACGCCATATCCGAGCTACTACAGCTAACGGAGTCAAGTACGATACCGGAGACACAATCTTATCCGGTTCTGTCATAACCAGCGTTCTTGGGTCGATCATCAATGCTTTTCTCAACTATTGCGCCCTACGGCACCACTATCCACCGGCTGAGGCCTACGACAATCTAGGCGTCTACGGTGGTGATGACGGGGTCACTTTCGACTTACCACCTAACACCCTCATGCGTACAGTCGCAAAGTTCGGCATGTCATTCAAAGCCGAAGCAATAGACAAGGGCAATCCAGTGCCATTCCTTGGTCGTATCTATTTAGACCCGTGGACCACAAATGAAAGCATTTGTGATGTACTTAGACAACTCCGGAAACTACATCTTACGGCAACACCTACAGTTGTACCCAATGCATTAGTACTCCACCGGAAAGCCATCGGCATCCTTGCAACTGATCCAAGCACACCCATCATCACGCTTTGGGCGCAAACAGTTGAACGGTTATTACCAAGCGCGCTGGGCATTTATCCCGTCGCAAAACACCGGCAATATGCCGCGACAGTTGTCGATCAAAGTTACTGGGCAAAATATTCGACAGATGTGCAATTTGTCCCACCCAGTGATGCAGATTATGCAACTGCACTAGTA